TGCAAACGGTCAGCGTCTCATGTGTCGGCTATAGCAAATGGCACGATTACTCGATTGAAGCCGACGATCTCGCAGAATTTTTCACAGCCATTGAAAGCACACCATGAACCTATACCTAGACATAGAAACCATCCCAGCACAGCGACTTGATGTAATCGCAGAAATACGCGACGGTTTGGCTACGCGACTTGCGATTGACATTGCAAACGTCAAGCCACCGGGCAACTACAAAAAGCAGGAAACAATTGATGCGTGGACGGCTGACGAAATGCCTAAAGCTGTACGGGCACTGAGCGCGCAATTTGATATAGATGCTGACGCGGCCTACCGCAAAACCGGCTTAGACGGCGCTTTCGGTCAGGTGTGTGTTATCGGTGTGGCTTTTGATGACGAAGATCCGCTAACAATTTGGAGCCCTGACTACACCGACGAGGCTGCATTGTTGGAGGATTTTGGATGCTTGCTAGTTGACCGAGTGCGCCCTGCTGACCACTTCGCCACGCTGGTGATCGGCCACAACGTCAGCGCCTTTGACTTGCGGTTTTTGGTTCAGCGGCACATTGTCAACGGCTACCGCCCGCACGCGGTTATCGGCAAAGCGGCACAGGCGAAGCCTTGGGAGTCGGACAAGGTGTTTGACACGATGACGCAGTGGGCGGGTGTGGGCAGTCGCATCAGCCTCGACAAGCTGTGCCGAGCGCTGTCCGTGCCGTCTCCCAAGGGGGAGATTGACGGCAGCAAGGTTTGGGATTTTGTCAAGGCCGGGAAAATCAGCGAAGTGGCCGACTATTGCGCCCGTGATGTAGAAGCTACACGAGCGGTTTACAAGCGGCTAACGTTTCAAGCGGCATAGCCAACACCAAGGAGCAACACTATGACAACAGAACGCGCTTTGATGGCGCAGGCGCTTGAGGCGCTGCTCCCCTTTCAAGGGAGGGGCGACGTAAAGCAGTTTACGGAAACAGACGAAACAATTGCCGCCCTCCGTGCAGCCCTGGCATTGCCCGTGCCCGCTACCGTGGAGCCAATAGATATGGTGTTGCACTGCCCAAAGTGCGGGTTGCAGCACGTCGACGGGCACGACGCACGAGCCGAAATTGAACCCGGCTACTGGACCAACCCGCCCCACCGCTCGCACCTGTGCCACGGTTGTGCGTGGGTGTGGCGTCCGGCTGACGTGCCTACAAACGGTGTCGCCGCAATCAAGACGAAGGGCGAGGCTGACAGCGCCCCGCTGGCATCACCAACCCCACAGGAGCCGAAATGACCGACACAATCCACTCATGCGGTGATTTTTGCCAGTTGCCAGCTTGCGTATCTGCGCGGTCAATCAAACAGATACGCGAGGCGCTGGCCGCGTTTAAGCCCGACGAAGAAGAAGGCACGCTGTACGGCGGCACTACCGACTTTTACGCGTTTGCAGACGCCTGCAACCCCGCCGCCATGACCGCCTTCATAGCTGAATTTGACGCGATGAAGGTTAGCCTTGACGCGGCAGAGAAGGATGCTGCGCGGTACAACACCCTGGCCCTGTACCTTATCAGCACCCGGACAGACCTCGACGACGCAATTGTTGCGTCCGAGTCTAAGGAGGCTTTGGACGCGGTTATTGACGCCGCTATGGCGCAGGGGGTAAAGCCATGAGCACAGCACAAACAATCCGTGAGGCTGCTGTTACGTGGCCTATGCCGACACTGGCATTTATTGACCGTATCCAGCTACTGAATCACGGGCGCACTTTTATGCAAGATGCTTACACTGATACCTACCGCACATACATGCTTATTGATGGCGGTGAGCGCTTGCCGATGAGTCAGGCCGATGTGGTTGAGTTGCTAGGCCGACGGTATGACGGTGATTGTTACCCGTTAGCCTTTGTCAGCTGGGTTGAACAACACCACGGGATAGGGGCAAAGCCATGAACCGCGACGAAGTAATCGCCCTGGCGCATGAGGCTGACGAATACACCGACGAAAACGGGACGCATATTTACGCGTTCAACTTTGACGAACTGAAGCGGGCCTTTGAGGCTGTCGCAGCGCGTGAGCGTGAGGCGTGCGCGGAGGTTTCAGAAGATTGCGGCGCGATTTTCGTAGCAAAGAGAATCCGCGCAAGGTCAAACGAAGCGCAGGACAAGGGGCAGGAAGGGGGCGGATCATGAAACTTGAAACAGTGGAAATTTTGAGCGTATTGACGACTGATGTTTGGATAGAAAGCGGCATGATGGGCGAGCGACACGTCATGATTCGACACGAAGGCTGTCAGCCATTTACCTACGCTTCGTTTTTTTACGATTACGCATACACAAGCAACGCGGGAACTTTCTCAGCTGCTCGCGCACTGGCCTTACAACTTGGGGCTAAAGACCCCATCAAAGAACTATGTCGCGGATTCGAGCAACAGGAAGGGCGGGCGTGAGTGAAGCGGCGCAATCAATCCCCCCAACATCGCCCGGACGCAGATGCCGACCACGATGCCGATAAGCAGCGCGACGACTAGCGGGGCTATGCCGATAGATGCGCCCTGCAGGCCACTGCGCAATAGCGCGGCGAGTCTGTTGTTGGCTGGCATGTTTTGCTTTATTTGGCCTGCGCCAGTAGCTCAGTTTTGCGCCCGCTGTCCCGCGTGGTGCCCAGCCAGAAGGCCAGCGCGGATGTAAAGCCGCCCGATAGCTGCCCGATCATGTAAACCACGATGTCCCGGTTTGTCGCGGGCACGTCGAACTTCAGCAGCAAAATCAGCGTAGCCGTGAACGCGCCGACCACAAAGCAAGTCAACAGCGCGGGAATGTAGGATTGCGTACCAATCTGCATTTTTCGGGCGCTGTCCCGGTCAGCGGCGGCGATGCCTTCAAGGTCGGTTATTTGCTTGAAACCCAGCGCCTGCATTTGTAGGGCGAAGTTTTGGTCAGCCTCTTTCAGCGCAAGTAAATCCGCAGGCGTTGCGCCAGATATTGCGTTCTTGATGGCGTCCGTGGTCTTTTCGCCTAGCCCTAAGGCATTGGCAGCGGCAGTTACGGCCATGCCACCCAGAGGCCCACCCAAGGCTGTACCAATCCAGGGGGCTACGGTTTTGATGATTTGAGTGAAGTCCATATCAACTCCCCAAAAGGTTTAATGCGATGCGCCGCGCCCAGCCGCGCCCAAAGGCGGGCCATGTAGGCAGGTCGGCCATGAATTGCAGCCGTGCGCCGCTGTAGCGGGCCGGGAGGGTCGGCCCGGTCATCAGAGCCGCCGCGATGGTCTTGGGGCCGATAGCGCCGTCATCCGGCACGCCCACGGAGCGCTGTAGCCACTTCGCCGCCTGACTCACGCCAGAATTGACCGCCGCGTCAAAGACGTGAAATCTCACATCGTCCGGGAGCTGGTCAGCCTTCACGGCGTCCCAGTAGCTTTTACGATAGATGGCTTTGGCAGCATCGCGGGTGAACTCGCGCATGTCCCCGGTGTAGCCGTTTGCCGCCGCTACGCGCTTGGTAACGCCGTGGTTTGTTTCGCCGCCAGGGTCGCGGGGGTCGTTTGAATAACCGCCTTCGTGCGAGATCAACTTATCAAAAGATTGATCGAAGTTCATATGCTTTTAACCCCTGCCTTGTAACCTTCTTGAAAAAACCGCCGCGCCATGCCTTGCGCCAGTTGGGGATAAGGCGCGGCTTTGTCACTTGTCGGCCTTTTCTTTAACTGCCTTTAATTGCTTTTCTTGCAGATCAACGCGCCATTCAAGCAGCGTCATTTTTCCATTAATCACGTTGTAAGCAGTGTTCCCGCTTGTAACCGCTATCGTCAATTCAGACACGTTTTTATTGAGCTGTTGGACGTTAAACCATATTGTGGTTGCGGCTAAAAGCCCCGCGCCTAGAACGCCGATGACCCATTCAAGGCTCAGTGACATATTGACGATCCGGCGCGGTCGTCCTGTTGCTTGTACTTCGCGGTTATCTGGCATCATTTTGGCCTTTAGTGGTGTGTTCCTGCGGGGTCAATCTAACCAGTTCAGGTCTGGCCTGTAGCCGTTGCCTGCGCCTGAGAAAGTGCGTTGCTTGCCAAGAGGCAATTTCACACGTCCTCACGGGTGACGCCTTTCGCGGCAAGTAGTGCGGCTATTTGCTGCGCTTTTGTCGGCACAGGCGACACGTCCGCAGGCTCTGGCGTGTTGCCTGCGGAAAGCCATAGCTCGTAAGCAAAACCGTAACTCTCAGAAGCGGGCAGATTGATCGTCGCACCCTCGACAGGCAAGACAACTAGACTTGGATTAGTTGTAAGTTTATACATTTTTACAACTCCGAAACTAGAAAAGCCATTGGCATGGTTTGGGACGTTGGGTACACGTAACCCGAGGACCCGCTGGATAAGCCCGCAAAATTGCCAAATCGGACGGTCGCCCCAACTTTTGTCGTAAGAGCGAGGCCGGGGAGGGTTGCAGACACGCCGCTTTGCGTAGCCGTGCCACCACCAGTAGTTACGACCGAACCAATAGTCGACGTAGCGCCGCCCACCAGAGCAGGCGGAGCAAACATCGTCACGGGGAACGTGACCGCGCAATCTCGACGCGCACCACAGCGCCCCGTCAGCATCAGGCTCGCAGCCGCCAAAAGGCATCCACCCCGCCACACCGTCGCCCGGCTCAAACACAATTTCGGTGTGGCTGTACGCGCCGGAAAAGCGCCAGCGGATCAGCCGGTTGATCAGGCCTTGCAGGCCCGTCCGGGTGGCTTTGTAGCTGGCGAGTTTCACGTCACGCGCCCAATTGGCCCTTGATCGCCGTCAAAAAGCCCGCCCATTGCGCCAGGGCGGCATCGACACCGGCGGCGTCCTCGGCCAGCCGCGCCTGCTCTTTGCGCAGCAGGCGATGCGCCCTGATCGATGCCTGAGCCGTGCGCCAGGCGGCGGCGGTGGCCAAAATGTCGTCAGCGGCCTGCTGAGCCGTCCAGCTCTGCGCTACCTTTGCAGCGGCCCAGCTGGCCACGCAATCGGGCACAGCGCCGGTGTAGCTTGCTGCGGCATAGGCGTTGGCTTGCGCCTCGGCCTCCACATACTCGCTTGCTCGGTTGCCGATGACCGCGCCGTACAGCGCGTCGGTGTCGTTGTCGATGTGCTTGACCGCGGCTGACTTTAGCTCGGGCAAAGTCGGCACAGGCGGCACGTCCGCAGGCTCTGGCGTGTTTGTCTCAGCCCAGACCACGTAATCGTCGTAGTCATTGTTTCCAGGCGCAGGGGGGAACGAAACCCCATCGGCCAAGCGCTTGATCATCAGGGTGTTTGTGAGTTGGTACATGGTCAAATATCCGCTGTAAGGGGGGCGGTCACGTTGACCTGAATCTGGCCGTTGACTGTAGATGTAGCAGTAAATATGAGCGTGCTTGGGCCGAGAACACTGACTGCCGTTGCCCCGGTGTTGGTATTAGCGCCCGCTGTGTTTGCGCCGACCGATGGGGTTATACGCATGTCAGGAAACTCGATTGAGTTACCAAAGGTATAACCGCCGCCCTGGCTGTTGGTCGAATAGTGGTTGCCTGACGAAATACGGAACATCCTCTTGCACCGCGCCAAGTCGCTTTCTTCATCAGCGGCTGAAAAACCAGATGCCGCTGCCCCAAGTTCAATCTTGAACTCCGTGACGTTAAAGTTCTTGGTTGTCACCGCGCCGCAAGCCGCCATGATTTCAAGCTCCAGCCCGTTCGTGCAGTCTCCGCACGCTACATTACCAAACGTCAAAGTCGCCGCAGTACCTGTCGCAACCGACACGGCGCTGCTGGTTGCAATAAGCGTCCGTGATGCAAAGTTGTTGAGCACGGCAGGCTTGTTTACGACCAGCGTATAGTTGACCGCAGAGCCGACATCGTGGTCCACTGTGACCTGAAACGCCGCTGTCTTATTTTTGTATTTCAGCGCGTCCCGCGACTCCATGCGGATGGCCTGCGACATCACCGCCGCGCCGGTCAGCGTAGCGCCAGCAGCGCGCGCCGCGAAACCTGTAACCCCGCTGATTGCGTTTGAGACCTGCGTGATCGTGCCAGCCGATACAGCTCCGGTTGACGCCCACATTCGGATCATGTCGCACTGGCCGATTACCGGGCTAACGGACAGCGTACCGACAGGGCGCTGGGCAATCATCGCGCCTGCGTTGGCGAAGTTCGGGCCTAGCAAGCCGATTGATGGCAGCGCCGGATTCGTGGCCGTCAAAATACTCAGGTTGACAACCGACAAACCACCATCAAGCACCGTAGCACCATCCATGATTACGGTGATGGTTGACAGCGCGGCAAAGGCTGATACAGAAATAGTGCCGTAGACAGTGCCCGCTGTGACGGTAAATTGCAGCCTGCGCCCGACTTGAAAGGCCGAGGTCTGATCACCGGCAAGCGTAAAGCTGGTGCCGCTGACAAATGTAGGCGCAACACCGGATGCAACCCATTGGCTGTTAGCCGTTGATGTGCCTGTCACACCTGTAATGTCGTTGACGGTTTCGACAACAACACCCGCAGCGTTGCGGATTACAAATTTGTAACTTACGCCCGCAGTCAGCCAGAAACCGCCCGCTGGGTTTAGGCCCGCCGCGTTCAGGATTACCGTGCTAGCCAGCGTTGCAGAATTCGCGTTAGGCGTCCCGCCGCCCGCGTCTGTGTAGGTTGTTGCAAGAGTGCTGGAGCCTGCAAGGTAAGTTTGCACGTAATAGCCGACAGCCAGCGCGCCGGTTGCCGAATCGCTGTATTGCGAATTGCCAAAGGGACTAAAAAGGGCCATGAGTAATCCTTAGATTTGCAGAACAACGATTTTGTAATTTTGCGATGCCGGATTGATTGCGGCAACGGTGAAGTTTTTGGCGTACACGGTCACGGTGTTATCTGCAGTGACAACGCCGGTAAAAATAATCCCGCTTACATCGGCCAGCGGCGTGACTTGCACCGCATCACCCGCACGCGTGCCGGTTATCGTTACCGTCGCACTGCTCTGTGCATTGGCTATGGTGTTGGGAAAGTCAATCGTGAAGGTCTGGTAAAAACTTTTTACCCACGCAATACCCAAAGGTATTTGACTAAAAAAGTCTGACCACGCCACGGAGGTAACACCTGTAACCCCCGGCGCAATCATCTGGCCCAATGGCGGGATAGTTTTCATTCACGGGATTCCGTTTGCATGTATGCGGCAGTGATAACTACTTTCACGGGATCGGTAATTCGGATCTTGAAAGTCCAGCTTCTAGCAGAGCCAAGCCTGCGCCAAATGGAGCGGGTCAAGTAGTTGCCAATGGCCCCCATCGTTACCCACAGTTCATCCCCCCACGTCTGCCCACTGTCTTTGCTGATCTGTAGCATCGCCTGCGGGTCGGAGCCTTGTCCGGTCTGTAGGCCCACACCAGCCTCAAAAACGACTTGCAGCGAATGCACCGCAATCCGCCCACCGTTCGCGGGAATGTGCCGGGTGACAATCTCGCGCGGAATCGCTGAACCGTTGTCGGTGTAAGTGTCAGCGTCAAGCGTGTAAATGTTGCCGTTTTCGTAATCAGCCACCCGTGGTTTATTCAGATAATCAAGCAGCAACCCGCCGCGATGCCGACCGCCGGACAGGCCAGATTGCAGCTCAGTCCACATGTTTGTAGTGGCGTCGTACAGCCAGCTTTTCCCAGCACTTGGGAAGCTGATCTGGTACATCGGGTGCCCGCCAAGCATGTAGCTGTATGCCGTGGCGTCAGCAACCGAGGCGTAATTGTTAATCAAGTAATCAAGTTCAGGGCTGCTGATTTTGCGCAGCGCGCGGCCAGTCATCTGCATAACCTGGACTTGGCCCATAGAGTTTTTGAACAGACCACAAAGCGAATCGTTGTACTTGTCCAAAGACCACGGGGCGGCTAGGCCAAACTCCAGCGTCGCGACGCGCTGCGTGGTGTACGGAAAGCCCTGCGCATTGGTGTTGGCTGAAAACTCTACGGTGTTAGATCCACACAAGACAATTTCGCCGTGGTCTGAGATACCCCGAACAAGCCCGTCCGGGTTGCTTTCAGCCGTCGCAAAATCAAGCGCATCAAGCGTTTGGAAAGCGTAGGCGCTGGATTTTTGATACTTGCCGTCAGCGTAGGTAAATATCCCAAAACCGTCCTGAAACGTCACATCAATCGGGGTGCCGATCAAGTTGGTCGTTACCGTTGTCAGCGTTGTTGTTGCAATGGTGTAGTTGTAAAACTGTGCGCCAGCGCCGTCCACAATGGCAATCTGCGTGCCGTTGTAAGCCATCTGCACCCGGCCCGAGGTCGTGGTGATCGTGCCCCGGTTGACCTTTACGCCTGCGTTGTTGACCTCCCAAAACGTGCCCCGATGAACCAGATAGATGAAGTTGCCGACAGCGATCCATCCACGGTTAGGCGTGTCTCCGAACGATGTATCCAGCAACAAACCGGGCGTGCCGTAGAACGCTACGCGGCTTTTTTCACCGTCTGGCGTGATTTCAGCGTATAGATTGACGTGGGATTGCGCCGTGACGGTAGCGCTTTTCCCCTGCAATCCAAGTCCGAAAAGTTGAACAACTGCCATTTTTATGCTTTCTGGAACGAAAAAAGCCGCCAGACTGATGCTGGGCGGCTTAAAATTGCGGGATGAGCTTTACCGATTACATGCTTTGGAAGCTGGTTATATTGGCCGTCATTGCGTTTCTGCTTGGAGCATTTGGCTACCTAGAACCGGGGAAGCACGCGCCGCCGCCTGAAGACGACGATAAGTAGCCCCGTCGATTTTCGATACAAAGTCGGGAACCTCCAACGCAATCGCCGCTAGTTTGGGCTCTGCCATCAACGCGGTTATCGTCTTACCTTTATTCTTTGTCACCAGTTCGGCTAATTTGCCTCGCACCATCTCAAGCCCCATGCCGCCCTTGAAGGTTGCCAGTTTTGCAAGTGCTTTTGCCGCGCCTGAGTCCAGAACGCCAGCACTTAGCGCCATCTCTATCTTTGCTTTGCTATCGGAACCGCGCCCATAAAAATTGGCCGCTGCCTCTGCGTTCCGGATGTCGCTCGCCACACCAGTAACAGCCTTAAACTGATCCGGCGCAAGTGCTTCTTGCAGGCCGGGTAATCGGCTTTCTACATATTTAGGCAAAGCAGCCCCAAATTCCCCGCTTGCGGTTGTCTTCCCGGCTGCATCCGTCATGATAAATTTGCGTAGCGCATTCATGGCCGGTTCGCGGTTGTTGCCGCTCATCGTCTGGCTGAATCGCGCGACATCATCATCCAAGCCCATGCCGCCGTGCCATAGCTTGTTCATTACCTCATCACCACCCAGCGCATATTCGCCACCGGATTTGCGCAATAAGGCCGCTATGTTGCCGCCTTTGTAGAGGTCAGCATTCATCCGCGTCATACCGCGCGCCGCGTTGTATTGGCTTAAAAATTCCGGCGTTATATTGTCGCCAGCCATGCCGATCCCACCCGCTGCATCATCCGCGCGCTGCGTCAATAGGGCGCTTAGTTTGTTCAGGACGCCCGCTTCGGTTTCATTGCCAGCCCTCTCGGCCAACTTCCTTCCCGCCGACCCTGTATCCCGGCGCAGCCGTTGGAACTCGCCGAAAGGAGCCGCCACAGGCACGCGCCCAGCTTCAGAGCCTATTTCATATGCTTTTCTGATTGCGCCGCGTGCGTCTGTAGCTGACAAGGTAGAGCCACGGCCCAGCGGAGACATTGCGGCATCCAACTCGTCAAGCGGTAAATTCAGCCGAACATTGTCAGCCAGCGCTCGACCATAGACGCCGCCCGCTGACCCGTCTGGATTGCCCCATGCCGCTGCCGCCCGTGCTTGGTCGTCCCCGGCCTGAGTGCGCAATAAAGCCGCGAGCTTATTGCCTTGATTGACGCCCTCAGATTTTGCCGCGCCTTGATAGGTTTCAGCCCCCTGGTCCACCAAGGCACGCATACGCGCCCGACCCTGTTCCATATAACGATTTTGCAAAACCCCACCACCAGGGCCATCGGTTAAGGTGCGCTCCAGTAATGCAGCCTGCGGCACTTTTGCCCCTTGTTGCTGCAACGCCTGCGAAACCGTCAAGCGCGAACCGTCAACGATAGAATCAGGTGCATTTTTAAGAGCTGCAACCACGGCAGGAAGCTGGTCCTCACCGACGCCCATAGCCTCGGCCAACAGCTTGCCAGCGTTTGATTGTTTGTTTTTTACTGCGTTGTAAACCGTGCTGCCAAACTTTCCGGCCAATTGCAGCACACCAGGAGCCACGGCCCCGATAACGCCGCCCGTCATCCAATCATTGGGATCAACAGCCGCAGCCATTGCAGCGCCGGTAACACCCCCGCCAATCGTGCGTACACCCAAGTTCGCGGCCCCAGCGGCAAGGCCAGCAGCAGCAGGCGCCCCCGTCGTCATACCGCCGCTGCGAAGGGCGTTTATCAGCGACGGGACAGCCTTTGCAGCGCCGGGGATCATGCCGACACCCTTAGCCAGCACGCCGCCGACGGGCAGTGTGCCGATCACATTACCGGCGATGCGGGCAATATCGGAGCCGCCCGCGCCGACAGTTTCCTGTGCTCGGGAAAAATCAGACTTCCCGGCTTGGTTCATAGCTTCAATGCGCGCGGCCTCACCCTTGCCGCCCAAACGGGACACAAGCCCCGCGCCAGTATCTACAATATCCTTTAAGCCGCGCGCAATTCCACCCGGTAGGCTCGTGAGGGCTTCGTCTTTGAACATCTGCCCGAAGGATGGCGCGGCGTCCGTTTTGCCGCCAAACTTTGCAGCCAGCGCCGCGTAATCAACGGGCGCGGCTTCGCTTTTGCCGCCGTATTTCGCTGCCAATGCCGCGTAATCCATTACAGCCCCGCCTCTTTCTTAAATGCCGCCGCCGCCGCTGCGTTAGGGAATGTGAGCGTTTTGCCGTCTGGTGTTTGCACGCTGTTACCGCCCGCCGCTGGCTTGCCCACTGGCGCAGCGCCGCGCCCCCTAGCCGCTGGCAGCTCTCGAAACTGCGGGAACCTGTCAAAATCTTCCCCCCGCGTGTTTTCGTATTTTTCCCTGATCCGCTTTAATGCGCCAGTTGCCTGCGCTTCAATCGAATCTATCTGCTCAAGCAGCGGGCCTTTGCCCTTTTCCAAAGCGATTACAGCCACTTGGTCGGCTAAAATCTTCCATTCTTGTACTGCCATCGGGCCAATCGCGCCAGAAGCCGCAGCCGCAGCTTTACCCATAGAGGTTATTTTTGCGCGCAGATTTTCCAGGCGCGTATCCGCGAATGCAGCATCCCCGCCAGTAAAGGATGGCAAATATTTGCCGGTGTACCCTGTAGCTGCGCTTAATCCATTGGATTCTCTAACGGATTTTGTAGAATCAAGCACGTCTTCCATTGTGGAAATCATAGTGCTTGCCGTGTTGTGATCTTTGCCCATATCGGTGCGCAGTTTGTTTACCTGCAACTCAGTCATCAACTTAAGGGGCTTGTCTTGCGGGTTGTTTCTTACATCCCGATCAAACTTCATGCGCTCACGCTGGCTAGAGTTTGCAATCGTTGCCGCATTATTCGAGCGCGAAGTCTCAGCCGACATCTTGGCATTCGCGTCTGGCGTGCTGTATGACATCGCTTTCCATTTTTGCTCTAACTGCTCTTTCAGTGTCTGCGCCTGGTTCAGTCGGTCGGCGATGTCATTCGGGTCAAACTGCGTAGGCGACTTGGACACATCCAGCCCGTTGGCCCTCGCGGTTGCAAGCGCCCGATCATAGCTAGCCTGATCTTTAGCGCCGCTGAAAATCCGACCGACAAGGCCCAGCTTTTCGGCTGTGTTGGCATATTTCAGCTTTTCAGCTTCGGCACCAGCTTTGTCCGTTTCTGCAAAACCTTTTTGAATTCCGGGAATGCGCGAACCTTGCCCCGCTGCGGCCACGGCCCGCGACAGCATCAACTGATCTACTTGCCCTGTAGCCGGGTCAATCGCGCCCTTGTAAGCGTCATTTACAGCTTGATTGCCCGCGCTTTCGCGTTGCTTGTCGCCGTACATGAGTTCGGCTAGTTTGTTCTGGTTTTGCGCGTTCTCGATTTGCGACATCTGCGCAAATTGAGATAGCATATTCTGCTGTTGCGGTGCCTTGATCTGGCCGTAGATTGATGCGTCGATGCCCATTTAACGACCTCCGATTGATTCAAAATATCCCGGATACGGCTCTGACCCCATCGAACTGCCGCCGCCGCCAATAGACGACCCGCCGCGCGCGATACGGTCCTGGTAGGCCTGGAGCAGCCTGCTCTGTTGATAGCCTCCAATGGCGTTATTGATACCGCCCGACAGTGCGTTACCCTGCGCAATAGCCGATGCCCCTTGCGCGTTGCCCAAGCCCATCGCGGTCTGGCTGATGTTGTTCGCGTAGTTTTGGCCTGCTGTGCCCATTGCGCCGCTCGCAACTTGCCCCGTCCCCGACAGCGCCGACAGCTTGTTAAATTGGCTGTCTCGGTTTGCATTGAATCGGTTGCTGCTGTCCGTGCGCAGACCGTATTTGTAATTTTGGTTTGTCTGGAATCGGTTGCTGCTGTCCGTGCGCAGACCGTATTTGTAATTTTGGTTTGCATTGAATCGGTTGCTGCTGTCCGTGCGCAGACCGTATTTGTAATTTTGGTTTGCATTGAATCGGTTGCTGCTGCCCGTGCGCAGACCGTATTTGTAATTTTGGTTTGCATTGAATCGGTTGCTGCTGCCCTCTTTTTGCTGCTGGCGCGTGTTCTGCTCCGTGTTAAAACGGTTGTACGCATCGCCCGTGCGCTGTGTGGCGAAGTCGTTACCGAAGCGGGTCAGCGCGCGCAGCGTGTTACCGGACAATGCAGAGCCCGTGGCCGCGCCCATGTTTTCGATACCCCTGCGGCCTTCGTTTAACCCGAATTGCAGGCCGTTCTGATAAACAAGATCACCGTCAAGATCAGCCTGCCCGAACCTGCCCAAAGGCTTAAAGTAACCCGGCGCTGCTTTTAGCAGTGGGTCGTTTTCGAGGTCCGAGGCGTTGTAATCGCGCATCGGTTGCATGTAGCCCTCTGATGCGTTTAGCACCGAGTCATCACGCAAGTCTTGCGCGTTGTAATCGCGCATCGGTTGCATGTAGCCCTCTGATGCGTTTAGCACCGAGTCATCACGCAAGTCTTGCGCGCTGAAATCGCGCATCGGTTGCATGTAGCCCTCTGATGCGTTTAGCACCGAGTCAT